AGTCTTATCTACCCTGAAAGCACCAGAATTCGTCTCATCTGCTTCTGTAGTATCCAATGATCCACTTGCTTTTATGGTTGTGGTAACTGAAGTAGTATCATAGACTGGATCTGCTCTCCAGCCAGTTGTAGAGCCGTTAGTTGCAAAAAAGCTATTTGTAATCCCATTCCGTGTACTAAACTGATCAGGATTATAATCAGTAAAAGTTGCTACCCCATGTGTATGAGCTTGAGGATCTACAGCATGATAGTGCGGTCCTGCTCCACTTTCACCGGCTGTTAATTTATGAGTCTCATCAGCTCCGTAATCACCTAGAGTTCTTGCTGTCAGAGTTTCTGAGGGATGCAACCCATCCGCACCCGCAGTAGTATAAGAAGCTTTTCCAGTTCCAGCCCCAATAGGTATGCGACCTCTCATGTCAGGTACTCTAAAATAAGAACTACTAGCAATATAGTTAGCGTATGAGCCAGAATTTACGCTATTACCAGGCGCATTATAAATATCACCTATAACTGCGTAAAGTTCAGCTTTATCTGCTTTTACATATTGAGACCCATCACACAATAACCATCCAGAAGGAGCAGAACCTCCAGCAAACATTCTAACCTCACCGGCAAGTCCGGCATAAAATTTATTAGCTCCAGCATATCCACTCTCATCTGAACTAAGACCAGATGTAGCCGCTTTTAGTACAAGTGTATCTGTATCTGCACCGCCTATAATAGTATTTCCTGTTGACTCAAGAGTAGTAAATTTACCAGCCGCTGCACCTGCTGTTACTGCGGGATCTGCTCCTGCATCTGCCGCTCGTGTCCCAATAGCAACTCCATTTATACTACCAGAACCTCCTGAGAGTGTTGCATCATTAATAACTGGAGCAGTTAATGTTTTATTTGTAAGTGTTTGTGTCTGCGTAGTAGTTGCAACATATCTATGATTTCCAGCCCCTTCAGTTCCAATAAAACAAATAGAAGTTTCGTCGCCTGTGCCAGAATGTTTTTCTACCCAAACTTCAGCCATCTTAGCTGTAGTGCTGTCATTTATTCCAGTATTACTACCATTTAAACGTGTATTAGCTTCGCTACCTTTAGCAGATGTCTCTTCTTTTATAGTTAAGCGTCTATGATACCCTGAGTCATTACTATCTGCCCCTTGTGCAATTACATCTGGGCTAGTAACACCACCTATAATATGATCTCTAGACAAACGCTCATTATACGCTTGCTTTATTTCTCTAATCCTTTGCGGGCCTTCTAACGCGTCATCGGTGTTAGCTGGAGTTGCCTCTGAATTTGGATATTTATTAGCCATTTATGATCCGTAGCTTAGGTTTCTTACAAAAGGATCTTTCCAATACTGTGATTGTATCGGACTTACAGAATCTAACTTTTGATATAAATCGGGTTTAACTGTTTGTGAATCAACAGCCTCTTTGACCATTGACTTAAATATAGCCCAGTAAGCATTTGCTCTCTCTGTATTATTTAAGTGAAATAGTGTCCAACAGATTGTAAGAGCTATTAGTAAATCATCTTTTTGGCTTAACTGAGACTTGCTTTCATCAGTTGTTAAATCTAAAGGCCATGTACTTCTTCTCAGCTTTGCCGTGTATGCTTTATCGGGAGCTGGAAAAATTTCAATAATGTTTGCAAAAACACAATACTGAGTAGGTCTACTAGTTGTACTACTTACTATTGCGTTATAATATCTTGTCTTCCATGTACGTCTATCAACAGCTTGTACACTATAATAAGACGTACCATCTATAATAGAGATGCTATGAACATCTCTAGTATAGGTTGGTAAGGAAATTGACGCATCAGCTAGACTATCTGCGGAATAAGCAATAGCTAAATCTCCCGTAGAAATCATTTCCTCAAAGTCAAAGAATCTAGCTAAACGCATTTGACAGGTGTTGATCAGAGAGTTTATATGCTCATCTAAATCTTCACGATTGCCAAGCGCAAGCTTGATCTGACTTCTTATATCGCCTAGCGTCAAAGTTCCCATTGGTTCCTTACATTACGCAGTTCATCCAAACCATCTTAGCACTAGCATCTGACGCTACTGCACAAGGTGGAACGATTGAACCTGCTGTCTGAATGGTAAGAGCACCATCTGTCCCCGCAATGAGACCATCCCCATCTGCGGCATTGCCTGCTAGTGCTAGGTTAACTGTAGCCGGACCACGTGTCTGTACCCAACAAAATTGCCCATCAGCAGGCACAGAAACTAATAGTCCTGCGGCTACTGGTGTTGTATCGCCAGCACTCGTATCGGATGTAACAAGATCCTGAGTGGTAGCTTTAAACATGACAAGCTTGCCAGCTACAGCGGCTATAGCCCCTTGATCGAATTTATGATACCGATATGTTTTCATACCATGAAAGCGAGTCGAACCAATGACTTCTTTCTGATTAGTATGCACATCAGTAACAGCACCCGACCATACGACTTTTTGACCCTTGTCGTCTAGGGTATATGTGTTCGCCATAATTACTCCTTATGAACCTTCAGCTGCCGTGAAGCAGTTGTGTATTACAGCACTTGACCGACGGCTACAAGCAATCATATTCATTGCTGTAACTATCTGAGCCGCGCGCTTCAATTGATTAGGAACAGGCTTCCATTCTGTCATGTCGAAATACATGCCTGGATCATAATAAGCATAGATATGATCTGTATCAAGCATATAGATACGACTACCAGGATTAGTAGCTGTAAATGTTCCGTTTGTGAGAGAACTTGACGTATCTTTCGGGCAATTATCCGATGGAAGAATGGGCAAGCCTTCAAACGTAAGTGTCTGAAAACTAAGGTCACCAACCTTCTGTGTTACAATACGCAAGTGATCATCTATCGAGGCGTTATACGCACGATAAATATTATAGTCAGTCAAGATAATGTCAGGACGTTCATTACCAAGAGACTTAGAACAAGTGTCCTTCATCTCTCGCATTGCAACAATCCCTTTATCAGGACCGGATGCGTGAGCCGCACCAAACACATTGGCACCAGCAGATGATCGGCTGTCATTATTACCAAAGTTAGCATTAGTACCATAGTTTAGCGTTTTATTACGCCACCATGAACTTGTGCTTTGATTGATTTTACCAACTGTTGTGCTTGAAGTTGGATCATCTTGAATTAGATGTTGTAGCCCTTCCATCGCCTTGCCAGTTGCATCTGACCCACTATAGAGTCTAGATTCAATCTCTTTGACAAGTGAATTCTGTGCCACTTCCATCTTATGTTTCAGCAGATTAATGATCTGCATCTTACCACGGTTCTTCTGCTCTTCAATTTGCGAACGAGTAACCGAAGCTACTAGATAACGCCAATCATACTCAGCAGTCGTTAGCGGATCAATATCATTTATATTAACCGCATCTTGGTCTGAAATCCAACCAACCGTATCATTTTCTGCATAAGAAACCGGAGTTTCTATGTATTTCCCACCTTGATGGGTCTGCAACTTACCTTTACTTTTCAAGTATGCGAAGAATACTACTTCATTAAATACTTGATCGGCAATTCGTTGCTTCATGTGGCGCCATGTGCTGACAGCCAAGCTGTCTAACGCCTCAGTTCTTGAACGAACAGTAGCCATAATTTACCTTATTATTAAAGTTATGATGATTCTGATATAGCTATTCCAGATTCATCGAATAGATTATTTAAGCCTTGATCTGTGACCTCTTCTTGAAAAGCTCTTTGCATTGCCTCGTCAAAGCCCATATCTTGGCCCTCGCCTGTTTCACCAATCATTTTGCTTGTCGGTAACAAACCTCCTCCCAATGAAGGTGTTTGTGGACTAAGCTCTTTCTGGATACTCGCAACCTTATCTGGATGTTCAGCTCTTGCAATATGGTAAGCATCTTCCATTGAGATGTTATAACCGTTATTGGATCTCTGTTGAATAATATCTGCAATATCATTCGCCAAAGGCTGAAAGTCTGTATGAAGATTAGACATCCGATTAATCTCCGAATTAACATTATTATTCTGCATATACTGCTGAGTTGCGGCAAGATCATTACTTACCGGCTCCATTGCTGAACCTACTGCGTTTTGAATAGCATTGCCCACACGTTGTTCAATGTGGCCCATTAGCTGTGCATTTGTCATACTTTCTAATTCCTCTTCAGACATTTGCGCGTTGTCAGGTTCATACTCTTGATCCTGCGACAATGCATCAGTATAGGCAGTCATTTGTTCTCCAGCGGACTCTAACTGCGTACTCAATGACGCGATTTGTTGCCCTTGCTGTTGTACTAACTGCATTAATTCACCCATCGAAGGTGTTCCTTGTGCTTCTTCAGCCATTTTGTTCTCCTATCTAGAGTGCCTCAGGTGCCATTTGATGGTACCGTTGACGGTGTACTTCTTTTCTAATTTTACTAGCGATCCTCTCAGATCTGCCGGTTCCAATCAGGTGTGCGTTACTGCACTTAATATCAAGATTATAGCCACCACCTATTGGTGTATATATGACATTAATAGTGGCAAAAGGAGGTTTATTCTCAGCCTCTTTCAACCTTTTTATGTTCTCTTGATCGTTTACTACTTTTTTACTATCCATAAAATTCACTTGCAAAAGTTACTGGGTTTGGATTACTATCGTTTGCATACTTTATCTGATCAAGCAATTGCCGCTTAGATGAGATCTGAGTGCCGGCTCTGCTGTCGACACCAATTTGATAATTATCCTCTCGGAAGATAACAGGTGCTTGGGATTTCACCCAAGCGATGGTTAGAGTATCTGCACACTCCAAACAACTTTGTTCGTTTCTTTCTGTATAGGAAACGAATCGTTCTTCTACGTTGTCACAGCCTTGACAATGATAATCATAAGATGGCATTAATAAGATCCCCTCCTCTCTTTATAAATCAAATATTGATTGAATTGGTTTATTAGCATTTTCATCACCATGCTGAGATCCATACTGGCTCAAAAAATCATTATGTTCTTTCTCTAGCTCTAACTGCTCTGGTGTTGCTTCTTTGTTACCAGCTTCTCCTCGTATTAACTGAGCCATTCTATTCTGCCTAATCTTTGATTCTATTTGATGCATAACAGCACCCTCATTAACAGTATCTGAGGCAATTGCTGTTGGAAATGAGCCATGCTTTAAGTAATACTTAGAGAATTCATCATCTTTTAAAGCTTTCTTATATCCATCAGGAGTATCTAATGCTCTGCCAAATCTATCTGTACCTGCTACTTTTGACTCAAGAAAAAATGCTGACTCAATAGCTGGGGCGCTCCACATAAATTTTCCTAATGTTTTAAGAGCTTTAACAGCAGTAGAACCAGATTTAGCTCCTATCTTATTACCTTTCTTAACTAGCTCAGAGCTTTTTGTTTCCTTGTTATTAAATGCTGATTTTTGAGGATGCATTATCGCAAACTCCCTTGTGACATCATCTCAGGTACTTGCGCCATCATTTGCTGTTGTTGCTGGTGCTGTTGTTGCATTTGCATTTGCTGTATTTGCTTAGCATCCGCTTCTTGCGCTATCTGCTGTAGAGTCTCTGTGCCTCTCTCATCAAGAAAGCTTTTGAGTTTACCAGACTTAATGCCCATGCTACTAGCATCATTTGCTATCTCAAAGTTATTATTGATATACTCTGGTATACGTTGCTCTAACTCTGGATCTTGCTGTGCTAATTGCTTTAACGCCCTGAAGTAGGCATATTGAGACTCCATCACTGCGCCAACATCTTTCTCGTCATTCACACGATTAGGATCTGCCATAGCGTGAAGTTCTTTTAGCATTTGAACTGCTTCAGGACTAGCCATTACTTACCTTTTTTATGATTAGCTTTAGTTACTTTCTCTACCGTCTTTGTTGCTACTTTTGTAAAAGCCTTAATAGCTTCTAGTTGTTCAGCGGCTTTTTCTTTCACTACATTAGAGATCGGATCATTCCACGCAACCGCATGAGATGAACTACGAAAACTATGCAAATGTGACCTTGCTGTTGTTTTATGGCTCTTTTTGTGTTGTCCTTTATATCTACGCATTTCCGGCTCCTGGCTGTTGCATTTGTGCAAATTGACCTATTGGCATTGGATTCTCTTGACTACCTCCGGCACCCTCTTGGGGCTGAAGCATATCATCAAACTGAACTCCAATCATATTGTCTAATAGGTATTTAGTTAATTTAGTAGCATCGACTAGAGGGTTATCTTTTAGCAAACCATACATTCTTTGCGCTCTGTCTTCTCTGATACCTTTTGTCTCACTAACAGACTGATCTGGATCTATCTTAATAAAGAACTTATATCCGGCAAGTTCTCTTCCCACAAAAGATACCCACACTGGCAGTTGATCTGGACCTACTACCTGTACTACCTGCTCTTCAGACCAATACTTATATATAACTTCGTGCATCAGACGTACCATACCTACATGAGCATCTGCAATAGAATCTCTTCGTTCATCTTCTCGAATACTTGCGGCTTCTCTAATAGCTTTTACTTCTGTTGCTGTTCTATCGGCTGATCCCTCTCCAAATGAGCCTGACTCGTTGCGAGACATACCCATAATCTCACGCACATCAGTCATTATTCTGTCTTCAGCTTTATGAAGGCTATCAGGAATTGGAGCTACCTCAATATTCTTGATCCCGTTTATATCTAGAACCCTAACTAGACCGGGTCCGTCTTCATCAAGTAATTTGGCTGCCTCATCTTCACTAATAGCCGTTGCTGTTGCAATAAACTTAACAATAGACAATCGTCTATGCCTCATCATCTGCGTCTTAATCTCATTAATCTCACGCTGAAAAGGCTCTAAGATTTTTATATCTGGTATACCCCAAAAACAATCATTATCTGGATTAAATGTTATTGGAAAATAAGGTAAACCATTATTAACTTGCAACTCATCATCATTATAATACAGCACTTTGTCTGTAACTGTTGGAGCTATTATAAATACTTTACCAGATCTCTTGTCTCTTACTTCCCATAAATCTACCGTCTCTCTAGGGTTGTTTGTAATAGTCTCAGAGAATGGTGTCTGATAATTCTTTCTATTCTTATAAGCTCTATCCTGTATCTCTTTTCTATGCGATAGTCTTGTGTCATTGACAACATCATCTACATGCCTACTAATCTTCTCTGCTACAAACCATGTGTTTTCCCATCGATCAGTACCCCAAGGCACAACAAAGTTACCTGTGTCAAGTGTTCTATACCAGGGCATGTTATCCATAATACCTTGTGTAAACTCAACTTTGCCTCCCGATCTAGTGATGGGAGCAAAAGTACCTTCTTCGTCAGGTGTCGGACTATGCTCAGCCCCAAAGCCAAACTTACCTATGCCTGTCCCACAGAAGAAAGCATTCTGTACTTGCCTCTTACTCTCGACCTTAACATTCATGTGTATCATCATTTGATTAGACACACGCTCCATGATCTTTGCAACAGCAGTAGCCTCTTGACCTGGCTTCTTAGGAGTTATTGATATTCCTGGATTACGAAAGTAAATCCTAGGAGTCATCATCCTAAGCATCATAAAGATAACATTTTTAGGTAAAATAGATTCGTGATAGTCACCTCTGTAGAATGCTTGCCACATCGGCCACTTAGCTTCACTTGTCCAATTTTCTCGGTACTTTATGCCTGCATTGATTTGGTCTTCCCACCAGCCAACGTCGGGCCTACCGCTTTGGTATCCTTCCATGTCTTCGCTATCTCATTAAACTTTGGGTAATCTTTAGTTTTATATGTATCTAGTAAATCACTTCGATACACCGCATCTTGTAGTGTTAAATTTCTTAGTGTTCTGGCACATCTAGTAAAAGCATTCTTTGAAGTCTCACCTCTAGCTGTTACTTTAAGTATCGGTCCAAACGTCTGTGTTGCATAGTACCGCTCTTTCTCATACTTAACATTAACTAAACCACAATGCTTTATGTTAGCTTCAAACAAACCTTTAATCTCATGATCTTTTGTAGTAGGCCATCCAATTCGTTGCAACCGCATAGAAACATATACATCATCAATCATATTAAGATCTGATCTAACGCCTCCCGCCAGCTCAATTAGTATGTCTAACGGATCTTGTTGCATTCCTTCTAAAAATATTTCTGTGCTATCAAAGGAGAACCCAACGTGCATATCTGCCAATTTTCGACCGTCGAATCCTAGTCTTACAGGGCCTCTATACCTGTTCTGCTCAAAGATAGGCTTTAGATTTCGTAATCCCTCAAATATAGCTTGTGGTAAATCTAGCACAGTCTTAGCTACAGTACACATAGGACCAAGTCTAGGACCTAGAGTTTCTGATATAAGATTCCAGTGATAGCTTAACTGTATGTAAGGAGTACACCACTTACGTCCATTCCACCATGCTTCTATGTAATAGTCTGGACGTTTCGGAGATAACTCTAGCCCAGTTAGTTTCATTAAAGCAACTTTGTTATCAGCGTTCTGATTACCTGCTGTAAAAAACTTACTGATACCTAATACTTGTGTAGGTGCTTTCTCGAATCTACTTTCTCTGTAGCCAAAATAAGGATCATCTGCAATAACAAGATCTGAGTTATTTACATAAGGTTTCCACGAAGATATTCTATCATAGATGCCAGCCCCAGTATTCGCCTCGTCATTATGTATAAACGTCTTGACGTTATGACCCTCTTGTGCCAATCTAGAAGCTAAGCTTAGACCTTGCCCACAACTGAGAAATAGAACATTCATTTATTTGTTTTTTTATATAATCTTATATATTCTGCTTTTGCTTTTCTTAAAGCCGACACTTCTTCGTATACCTTATTCTTTCCTTTGTAATCACTAAGTTTACCGCCTTTTTTCTTGTATCTTTTAGCTAGACTAAGTGTTTGCTTTCTATTCTTGGCACGAAGGTTTGCAACAGCTTTGCTTGCTCCACCTTGGTCTAAAGCATCCATAAATATATCATTAGACTGGAATCGTTGCTTCTCTTTGTCAGATGGCTTTTGGGGTTTATTCCCTGTTCCTTGCATCCTTCGTACATCACCGTCTCGCTTTAAATGGGCTCTCTCTAAAGTACCTTTCTTTCGATTTGCGCCCGCCTCAAGAAGTTGCCCAGCTTTTCTTTTCTTTTTGAGCAAAGCTAAGATAGCCGCTTTTGTTAATTTTAAACCAGCACTCATATTAGTTTCTGTATTTATGTCCTAAAAGTTTTCTAAGTTTTATCTCAGCATTACCCACATTCCACTTATCTTTAAAATCTTGCTCTAACTGTTCTAGTCTAGTTTGCTCTGACCTAGTTCTTTTCTTAGGTAACTTTTGTTTCTTCTTCTTAGCAAAACCCTGCAAAGCTTTAACCATATAACTAGCACTTTTTCTAACTAAAGTTCCACTCATTAGTTATACTCTAGTAAGCCTGAGTTGCAAGGATATCCTCCGTTTCTTTTTTCATCTAAGATAGCTCGCATAGTAAAATCTGCCTTTGGGTTTATCACTTTAATAAGACCTTCTCCTTGGTATGCAAGATATTCCTCAAAATTTACTCTTGCCACATTAGCCATTCCAAAAGCCATCACTGCATCATCATGAGTACCCGCAGATGCTTGCAGTCTACTTGAAAGATCACTTACAGGTTGTTCAATAAAAGAGCTAAGCTCTCCTCTTAGATAATCACTAACTACTACAAATCCTTCTGCTAGGTTCTTTCTTAACAGCCCAATAACACTTAACTTACTTGATCTAGTAGTCTGAGTACCTACTCCATATACTGCACTAGATAATGTAGGTGAGCTAAATATACAATTCCTTGGGTACTTAGGTAAAAGCTCTGTGACTGTTACACCACCATGGTTATTAGTCTCTACATTAATCCAAGCATCGTTATACATTTTGCCAATCCATACTAAGATATCGGCGAAGGCATCAGGACTTATGTTGTTATCAACGTACTCTGCAACTTGCCTCTTCTCTTCCAAACATAAGACTTCAACGACTGAATAATCTCCACCGACACCACCACTAACATCAGCCCCCAACACATAATGGTAACTAGGAATAGGATGACGTGTATCTCTATTAAGGTTAAAAGACTCTTCATGTGTTTCCCAGTAATCACCAATATCCTCAAAGTAGACTCTGTGAAAGAATGATTGACCTCGGCTTCTAAAGCATTCCTCTAATGTTAGTGGATACTCTTGCCGAAAGAGACCTAAGTCTCCGTCCATCTCATCTATCTTTTCACGTCGCCATGCTAATTGACCAGCCGATAAACTATGCTCAGCAAGGACTTCTGGTTCCTCCATGGATGCGTCAAGAGTAGAATATACCATCTCTTCCTCATCCTTGTTGAGCGTAAGCTTGTACTCCGAAAAATCTTTCCAATTTAAGAAGTGCAAAGTATACTGAGAGTTTGGATTAGCGGCTGTGATACATCTTCTGTGGTACCATGTCTGCGCCCCATTTCC